AAATGCTAACAGTAGCCGCTATTTATGCCATGCCTATATTATTAGGAGCAGTTATTATTGCGGGTATTGCCGCTATATTTAAAAAAATATTTGGGAAACTGCCGTTCTTTGCCGATGGTGGAGTTTCGGGCGGAGGAATGGCAGTAGTCGGAGAAAGAGGGCCGGAGTTAGTTAATTTACCAAAAGGGGCTAGAGTTCATAGTAATGCTGAAAGTAAAAAGATGGCCTCCTCTAGTAATGTAGTAAATAATAATGTTAATGTGACAATAAATGCTAAAGATACTTCGGATGCTGAACTTAGAAGAATAGCAGACCAAGTAGGGAATATGATAACAAATAAGTTAAACAGAACAACCTCTTCTAGTGGATTTGTAAGGTGATAAAATGACTACTAAATATGTGTATCTAAAATTACAAAGTTTTTCGGGAACAGATGAAAGCGTGAACACTATACCGCTTAAGGCTAATTCGGTTTCTATATCAGTAAGTAAAACAATCCCTTCTTTTCCTGTTCCTCTATCCGGTGTCGCTACGGGGGAATCTATAACCGCAGCCTTAGATTTAGGAATGGCTCAAAAAACAATATCGGTTCAAGGTGTTATATTAGATGAAACAATAATAAAAACTATTGATGGAGAAAATAAATCAAGAAAATTTACTGCACATGAAATTGCTCAAATGATTGCATCCGGTGTTGATTCGACAGGGTTTGCTAAGAACCAAGCAATAAACGAATTGATTGTCAAAATACCATCTTTGGTTGCTAGTGATTATAATTACATTGGAACTTGTAGTAATTCAGCGTATCTCAATAAGACGGATTGTGAAGCCAATGGTGGAACTTGGACTGCTATAGATGGCGATAATAGCACTAGAGAAAATGGAAGAAATATTCCATTTACATTTGCTTCAAGAGGAGATAATAACGAATTAGATAACTTAGGAGTCCCTGCAAAAATATCTTCTTTCCCCGACGCTGAAACAGATACAGGACTAACAGGCTTCATTAGAAGTTTTAGTTGTGATATAAGCGGAGAAACTTATGAATTATCTTTTAGTTTAGAATTTGAAACTGCGGTTATTGTTCCATAGGTGATAGAATGTATGATGTGCTTATTGGAAAACAACGAGGACTAATCTTTCCCGTTATGTGTAATGGGCATGTTAGAATAGATTATAGCGATAATGTTCCAGTTGGAGATAATATAGGATATGGTATTTTTGGCTATACAGGCTCATTTACTTTTGAATCTATTATCACTCCTTATGACATAAATGGTTTTGGGCAATATTCGGCAACATCAAGACCTACGATTAATCCTACACAAAAAACAATGCCGAGTGTTATATTCAGTAATGCTAGTAGTGCCGATTTTCAAAGTAATGAATATATGCCAATTGCTAATAGACTAGTCCATGAAATGAATATATTTTCTAGCACTAACTTTACAATATCATTAGTAAACTCAACAGTTCATAATGAAAATCAACCTGCTGAATATAAGATTAAGACAGTATTAAAAATAGCAGGAACGGACTACACAACAACTACTGATGCAACAGTAATTAATTCTAATCTTGGAGTTGGATTTATACACGATGGAACTACTGCTTCCAATGATGGTTTTGATAGAGAAGGTAGAGTGACGCATGTTGTTGGCGGAACTACTGATGGCACTAATAGCACTACAACAGTTCCGGTTGCTTCTACTGCTAAATTCCATGTAGGGCAAGAAGTATTTACAAGAGATGGATTTACATTTACATCTTTAGGAACTATTGCTTCTATTAATTCCGGCGTAAGTATTGTTTTAAATAGTGCGCCTTCTAGTAGTATAGGTAGTGGTGTAGATATATTTATTCACACTTACAAAGACCCATCTTACATAAATAATCAATTTCATATAGCGTGTACTTATGACAATGTATCTAAACAAGTAAGTATATATTTAGATAGTATTTTGGTTAAGCAAGCCATTTTATCGGTATCTTCGGACTTTTCTATGGCTCAAGAAGATTATTTCATAGGTGCTTCAAGCAATAATGGAACGGGGACAGAAAGTGCTATTGCTAACAAACAATTTATGGGAGAAATGCACGAAATGAGCATGGTAAATACAGTAAAGAAAAAATTCTTCACTAATAATTTATTACCTAACTTAGACGACACATTGTTTTATTTTAGATTTGAGGAGGTAGATGTATGACGGAAATTTCAACCTTAGTTGCTTTAAGTAAGCCTAGTTCAGTCATAACGGAGGATTGCACCGCTAGTAGTGGAAGTGAAACTTTAACCAATGTAGACAGTAATGATATTTTAGTTGGTATGAAAGTTACAGGAACACATATCAAAGATGGAACAATTGTCACGGCATTAAATTTAGGCAGTAATGAAATAACTATGAGTAAGGAAGCGAATGGTTCGGGAACTACTAGCATTACTTTCACTAGAACTGCATATGATACCCCAACCAATCCCCAACTTTGTGTTAGTGCGTTATCTCCTACATCCAATGGTTCTTTAGTAGATGCTTTTGGAGTAGCAGTAATAGAAGAAAATTCGGGTAGTATGGCTTTAACTCCCGTAGGTAGGGTGCAAGTCACCAACTGTAATGCTACTACCGGAAGTGCAAGAGTTACGCTTTCTAGTGGCAACACTGATTCTTTATATGTAGGGCAAGAAGTTACAGGAACGGGTTTCTCTACTTCATCTTTACCCGCAGGTAAAGCCGCTAGAATAAAAAGGATTATTTCTAGCACAGAATTTGAATTGACAGAAAAAGCCGTATCGAATGCCACAAACGCTACTTATGTTTTAGGAATAGAACACTTAAACTTAGAAGTCACAGAAGGAACTAGAATAAAGTGCTTCGATGATTTGACAAGCACAGGTATTAGACTAAACAGTATTGATTTAGACACTACTCATTTATTTGTTATGATACACTCCGATGATGTAAATAAACATCACTTCGCTAAAGTTTCGGAAATATTTACCGATGATATTAGCGGAGATTCATTTGAGTTTAGGCCAAAGTTGGGAGATGAAATAGCAAAAGATGTAAAGTTCAAATTATTTTCAACACCCATACCGACTGATAAAACAATAGCCGCAGTAGGGCTAGGAATAAAAAATAGCATAGGGCATTCTGTTTCATTAGCAAGACCATTATTTTATTTCTTTAATGAGAACTTAGATAAAAAGAATCAATTAAATCACAATAAGAAATATAATTTACTTTATTCGGAATTAGATTTTGTAGCAGTGAGCGCAACTCAAGATTCTTTATCAACTAAAAGTTTCTTTTCAACAATGCCCGATTTTGGAACAGATATAATTGATTATGGAAAACAGACGCTAAAGGCAAGATTAGTAGATAATTTAAAAACATTAGATAATCCTTCTACTCATACGAGTAATGAAGGAGAAACATTATTAACATACACTCCATTTACAAGTGATGCTTGTTTTACTAATGCTAGAAGAGATGATAACGATACAATAACTGATACTGCAAGTCAAGATTATAATGGCCCATATAGATATTTATCATATGGATATTCTAAAGATAGGGCGAACTTATCTTACAATGTAATAGACCAAATACTCTATGAATCTATGGGAGCAAAAGGAACTTTAGCAGAAGTAAAGGTCGCTGACCCTTACAGAATACTTAGTAAAAAAATAGGAGATGAAGAACCTCTTAGAATAAGACACCAATTATTTACAGGAGATTTTAATGAATTTAAATCAATAGGAGCAACTATAACTTCTAATCCTTCGGGTAATACTTATGCTACGACAACAGACTATGACTTAGGAAGTTATTTGAATGTGGGGGATGAAGTTAGAGTAGGAACAAGAATAGTAGTTGTTCAAAGCATAGCCTCTATTAGTGGTAAAACTCAAAATATTACTTTTAGAAGTGAGAATAGATTAGAAACTGAATCAATATTTACAACAGGTTCTTACACCTTAGCAAATAATAGTGTGCTTGAAAGACGAGCATACAACCCAACAGATAATACTTTACTAACCGATTTTCCATTAGTAGCAAATAGACAATCCTCTTTGCATGTGAAATTGATTTCAAAACAATTTAATTTTTTATATGCAGGAGTTAGTGCTATTGATGTAAATAAAAGATTGATTACTTTATCTTTTTCAAACAAGGGATATTTTGATTCAACTACAAAAAACATGTTAGATTATATGAAAGGACAATACGCTATCTTGGCTGAAAAAATGACAGGAGAGGTAGAAAGAATAGACCACTATAAAGAAAATGGCCTTACTCAAGTTAAGTTAGCAGGAAGAAGTAACATTAGAAAACTTATTTCTCCTATTATATCAAAGAATACTTTATTTTCTCAAGATGTAATTTATTCAACACAAAGCCCATATAATAAATTAACAAGTGCGGGTGCTAATTTTACTTGTGATTTTGATAGTAAAACATTAACTGCTTCCACTAGTATAACTCTTTCGGCAGGAACTCAAGTTCATTTGAAATATGCTTCGGGAGTTATGAGTTATATTGGAGAGATAGCGTCTACTGTAACCGGAACTAGTTTTACTTTGGTAGATAAATCAAGAGCAGAAGGAACTACACTAGCAGGATATAAAGAAACTAATAAAAATTATATGTTAAATAAAGCATTAGGAACTAACTCGTTTGTAAGTTCAACTACTAGTTTAAGTGGTGCTTCTAACAAAGGATTGTTTTTCAATTCGGGCGTAAAAATAACTTCAACAGGAACAGAAGGAGATGTATTAGTAGGTAGTAGTGCAAGCGATAATGAAAACGCAATAGGTTATTTTATTAGTGATATTACTAACATAAAAAGCGATTCACATTTTCAAGGAATATTAGAAGATGAAAATAATAATGCTGAGAGTTTTGATACTGTAAATACTTTAATAGATTTTGAAGTTGTTAAAACAGAATCAGCAGGAGAAAATAAAGGAACATTTGTGACGGTTGCTCCATATGTGCCTTTAACATTAGGTAGAGTTGATATAAATTATGCTAACACCCAAGACACTACTTTCCATAAAGACACTTTAGGTAAAACACTCCATGACATAACTAACCATGCGAGAAAATACATAGATGTTGATAGTGATTTAGCACTATCAGCATTCAATCACATTAGAGGACAAAAAAATCTACACAACAAACCGATTTATGTTGGTGGTAAATTTTTAGCGAATATTGTTTCAGTAGAGAAGAATGTTGAGATATTTAAATCAACTGCCGTTGATGGAACTACTGCCGCAACGGTTAATACTACGGGACTATCCGAAGGAATGGTTTTATCGGACAATGCTCATGTAAATACTAAAACTATTAGTCAATTAACTTCAACAGGAATAATATTAAGTTCAAGTGCAGGAGGAACTAGCACCGCAGATACATTATATTCTTTACCTTCAACTCTTGCTAGAATATATGTTGATAGAGATATTGGTTTAGTTACCATACCTTGTAAACTAAACTCTAATACAACATTGAGTAATTTTGATACAACAAGCATATATGCCGGTATGAAAGTAGAAGGATTAGATGAAAACGGAAATGTAGAGACTACCAACATTCCTGCAAGCACAACTGTTGTTTCTGTTGATAGTCCTACTACAATAACAATTAGCAATAATGCTAATACCTCTAACGAAGGTGTTAGTATAAGATTTTCTTTTGGAAGTGGAACTGTAATAGATAGACTAGAAGGACACCACAACCAAGATGCAACTAGAGAAACTTCTAAACTCACACACGAATTTAATTTATTAAATGCGGGTCATTTACACGGTGCAAAAAATATTGCTTTGATTCATCCTGTTCTTAATTTGACTAATTCCTACAATCCTACTAGTATTGTTGATTATAGATTAGGTGGAGAACAACCAAATCATATTACCGGCGAACTTTCGGTAAATTTAGTAGGTAGTAAGTTAGATGAATTTGGCACTTATCAATCGAATTTTGGTGCTTCTAATTATAGACTTATGAATATTGAAAAGGGCAACTATAACAAATCTAAACACCTTTACTTTGATGAAGATGCTTTTAGATTCTATGAAGAAATACCTAGCAAAATAAAATATTATTCTAGTGGATATAGATATAGTGCAGGATATTATACAGATGGTTTTTTACAAAATAATATTATAGGAACAGATATTTGCGGAATGAATATTATAGGGCAAGGAGAAATTGGAACTACCAATAATGACCCAATAATAGATGCAACAGTCGAGCATAGTCTAGGTGGAACGACTAAGCACTTCGATGATATTTTTAGAATTGGACAAAAAATAACAGGTGCAGGAATACCCGATGATACCTTCATTGGAAATATAATTGGCGTTGGAAATAGTAGTTCTAGTACAATTGAAGTAAGACTAACTAATCTTAGTGCTACTGCGGTAGATGCTACCGCCACCGCTACGGAGGTTAATGCTAAATTTTTTGAATTTGATAATAAAAGATTAATTGAAAGTAGGGGATATTTACCTAGTATTGGAGATAAATTTTACGAACCTAATACTCTTGAAACTAAAAGTGAAACTATATTTGATAAATCTTTTTACAAAGAAGGCGGAACTCCTAATATGTTTTATACTCCTAGACCATATACAGAAGTTGAAACTTCTAGTATTAATGGGGGAGCGTCATTAAGAGCATTACATAGATTTAGAGATAAATTTGAACAAATAGACCCTAAGATAGCAAGAATGTTTTTATTTAGCAATAGTGATTTGTTGCCTTATTCATCAAAGAGAAAAGACAGTTTGATGAATAAAGATAAAGACAGGAATATTGCTAATTACTCTTTATTGACAATCAATGAAATATTAACAACAGAACACTCGGAAACAAAGGAAGCGGTAAAGGGAAGAACCACTAGCATAACTAATTTAGATGATTCTTATTCTAATCATAATATAGTTTCTGCAAGAGGTGATAAAAAAATAAATCAACTAAAAAGATTCGGGATTATGCGATTAACTGAAATAGTCGTTGATTGTTTTTATAATCAATTTGACCCCGAAAATATACCAAAAAGAAATAAAAATATAGGGACAATTGGTTTTTATCCCAAAATCCAAATTACAAATGTGGAGGATTATCTCGGTAATCACTTAAGTATTTCTTCTGTAAGTAATAAAGTAATTAATACAGTAAGAGCAGATACGGGGGCGGCGGCTACTGCTGAGGATATAGTTGCTAAAGACATAATTGTGGATAAAGCGGGTAGATTTATTGGAGTTGTTGCTTCTGTTGGAAGTAATGCGATTACTCTTACGGCAAATGCCTGTAAAACTGACTTGGCAACAGATTCAACAGGTGATTTTTATGCTCCAAGATTAAATAATCAAGCGGGAGGTTCACCAAATGGACAATTTATGAAATTGTTTTATATCCCTCATGCTTATTTTGAGCAAGGAAATAGAGTAGAAGTTACGGGTGTGGTTTCTAATGGTAGTGCAACCATGACTAGTGTTGATACTACCGATTTATTTGTAGGTATGAGAATAGATGGTTCGGGAGTGGCTAATCCTGCTAATGCTTCCTATACTTATAGAATCAAGAGCATAGATAGTTCTACACAACTAACTATGAGTATTAATGCGACTGCTCCTTCCGGTGGAACTCAAACTTATACCTTCACTAATTACTATGGAGCAGGAGTAATAACAGGATATAATACAGAAAATAATTTTGTAGAAATCGATGGAACAGTAAATCTCTTACAAATGGCTACTATGCGTGGTCTAGCAAGTGATGGAACGGGCCATCCTAATAATTATGTTAGTAATTTAACCACTGCAAGTAGCGGTATAGGTGCAAATAGAGGAGATAATGATGCCGGATATGGAGGCGGTGATGCTAACCATACAGATATTACTTTCTTCACAAAAAAAGGAGTAAGGATAGCAGGTCAAGTAGTTAATAGACAAGAGGACTGCGCTATAATTTTACCGTTTGGTTTTAGTGGACTTCAAGGTTATTATTCTTGGCTAGGTAGGTCGTTTTTTAATGATTTAGATACTTTTAGTGGAAACTATCATAGTGATAATCCAAGCATAGTTTCTAAATCTATTTTTCCGATATTAGGAGAATATTTACATCAAGGCACTACTGCAACACAACAAACGGGAGAAGGCAATAATATTCTTAATGGTAGTTATTCTAATAGCGAAGATAGAGGAGAGTCAAATAATAGAAGAATGCTACAAAACCATATTCCCGTTTTCTTAGATACATGGGGCATAACCGGAGGAGAAGGGGCTTCGGCAGATATTGGAATGACTGCAACTAAAATAACAAACACTAGAGGAATAAATGTAGTAGGAACTAGTGATGCAACTAAAGAAGTAAGAATAGGCTTGGCTTTAGGAACAATTTGGTCGGGTAATAATTCATTAACTACTTCGGGATTTGCTAGTAAAACAGTAAGCACTGATGCGGTATATGCTAATAGTAACCCTACTTATGAAAATGACGCTGATGGTGTTTTTGGTGGATTTAAACCAACACTAAAAATAGATACAGGTTTTAATGCAGTTGCCACTTTTACTACGGGTGGCTCGACAGATGGTAGATTTGAAGCCGTCAATAGCGATATATTAGACCAACATGGAACAGGAGGTATTCCGAAGACGCACTTATATGTAAACAGATTACATACAGATGGCCATACAGACTTTTCTAAACTACCAAAATTTACTAGAACAATTTCCGTAAATACTACCACTTCTCCCGACCAAGTTATTATGAGTGCTAATTCTCTTGCATCGGGGACAGGAGAAACGGTTAGGTTTAGTAGAAATCTTGCGGGTCTTGATGAAAAGGCTACAAACGGAACGAAGGTTCACACATTAGTTTTCCCCGATTTTTTTATTGTTGGACAGGCAAATACAATGAACGCACATTGGTTAAGTTTTGTTGATTTAACAGGATGTTATTTAGTTAGTGAAGATGTTAAAAGACATTTAGAAAATACAGGAGCAGTTGAAAATTATGAGACTGCCGGAGATTATGGATTAGGTGGCTCTCATGGATTAGGAACTAATATACAGGCTCTCAGAGAAAGCATGGATTTAGGAACTCCAAACTATATTCTTTATGTCATTTCACATGAAATAGATACAACTAGCCCCGAAAGAAAACACATATTAACAGTTAGTGGAACATTCCCAAGTGCTGCGAGTAGTAGAACTGCCTCTACTAGATTTAAAACTTTTAGAATTATGCAACCAAACCACACTTGTTTTTATGATTATAGCCCCAAAAACATTAGGATAAATCAAATGTCTTCAAGATATACAAAAAAACCAAGAGAAGATACCATGTATGAAACAATAAATCATTTTCTCTACAAAGACCAATTAGGCTCTCACAGAGATGAAGGAAATAATGAGGGAGTTCTTTCAATGTATGTTGTAGTAGACCCCGATGGACAAACTACGGAAGGAAACCTAGTTGTTACAAATCCGGTTAATTTAAGAGATAATATAATGTCTACCGGAGAAATCAAAATGAATCTTAGTGATGGGGATAATAATAATTTTACTTCGGTTACTTTTACTGATATGGGAGATGATATAGGATTTGAATTTAATCTAGCAGACCAAAAAGAACTATTAGGAGTTGTTTCTATGTCCGAAACTATTGACTTATTAATCAATGATGAGAATACTGAAATAGGTAAAAGAGCATTAATTGGTTCTGCCGTTTCTGTTTCTCAAGATGCTGATAAGTTAATTAATGAAATGTTAGAAGAAAATGATATTGAATTTAATATAACTGAATCAAACTACCCTTATTTTGTTGCTCCTAACTATAAAGGAGTAGATTTATTTTCTGCAATAAAATTCTTAATGAATAAGAAGAATAAAATTTTAATTGAAGATAATGGAACTTTTACAATAGAAGAAGAAGAGGGTTCTAACTTCTTCCCTAATATTTTATTCACCACAGAAAATAGCGATACTCAAATTTATACTTATAGTAGAGAAAAGAGCATGTTTGATTTTTATAATGAAATTATTGTATTTGGTAAAAGTCATAGAGCAGTAAGAAAAGAATTGAATAGCATAAAAAAGAAGGGTAAGAAAACACTACAAGTATTTGAAAATGAACTTATTAATCAAAACGATGTTGATAAAAGAGCAAGTGAACTTTTAAAATTACATAACGATGATACCTTCGGTCTTAAATTAAATGTAGGGCATAAAGGCATTTCTCATCTAAGAGTTGGTGATGTTGTCACTGTTGAAATACCACAAGAAAATATAACTAGAAGCGAGTTTATTGTTTTAGAAATACAACACAATTTAGCAGGAACTTTGGATTTAGAATTAGGAAGTTATACTAAGGGCTTAGAAGATAGATTTGCTGAATTAGCAATAAGCAATAGAGCAGTTAATAATAAAATTAGAGAGGGTTCATTTAACGATAATCAATTGAATTTTGATTTCTTAGAAAAAATAAAAATAAAACCAATAAAATTTTTGGCTAGGAA